CTGGTTGGCTTTAATAAGTTCGTAGCAGTTCATATTATCAGAAGTTATCTAAGTTTTCAATCATATCAACTCGGTCTATAGCCTCGGTAATCTCCACGACGGACACAACCGGCTTTATCTCTCTTGCGGCTTGCGAGAATGAATCCGTAAGCATTTCAGCATTGTCAACGCTTTCGTAGGAATTGGCTACCTGGATAGGCACTCCGCTTCCGATACTGTTCATTGCCGCCAACACCGGCTCAAACATCTTGGTCGCTCTTGCTGTCATCACATATTCGCCGTTTGAAAGCATTGCAGGTATGCTGTCGCTCGTTCCATCGCCCGGGCCATTCACTTTACCACCCTTGGCGAATTTCGCGCTCTTAACAGTTGAAATTGCTGTGGCGATATTAGCCAATACAGTGGCGACTGTGGTAGCAATAGCAACAAGATTACCAGGGAACGGCACTGCTGACGCCGATGCGATACCGGCGGAGAGAGCCTTACCTGTATCAATGGCTATCTGAGCCAAAGCGATAACTTTAGCCATTTTCGCAGCCGCGGAGCCTTCCTCTCCGACGGCTTCCAATAGACTGATAAGACTATTGGAAACTGCACGGGCCGCTTGGGCTTTTGCCTGCTCGTTCTTGACATAGGCTTCATTGATGGCAACCTGCTTATCAAGCCAATTCTGTTTAGCGTTATTCTGTTCTTGAATCCATTCTTCTTCGGTTTGTGTAGATAATTGTCCTCTTTCAAGCAAATTTTGGTACTCTTGCTCTGCCGCATCACGTTCAGTCCTTAAACGTTCGGCCTCATAGCCCCCAATAGATTGTAACTTCCTTTCTTGGTCGGCTTCCATTTCTTCATCGGTCATGGTTCGCCAACCCTCACGACGGAGTTGCTTTTCGGTTTCGGCTATGTCAAGTTGGTCGATCTCATTCTGGAGAACTACTTTCTGCTTTTCGTAAATCTGAGTTTGATACTCGTCAACGGCAGCGTCTTTTTCCTTGTTATATTTCTCTCGAATGGCGGCAAGAGCGATTTGACGCTCCTCTTCATTTTCATAATCGCGTTGGGCCTGCGCGAGTTCCAACTCCTCCTGCTTCTGAAGTTGCTCCATCTTGAGGGTAAGTTCAGCATTGGAGCCTTCTTCTACGGCACGGAGTTGAAGTTCTATGAGTTTGGACTGATGTTCAATGCGCTTCTTCAACTCCTCGGTATCGAATTCGGCCATGGCGGCTTCCTTCTGCTTTCCGAGAGAGTCTATGATACTGAGAATTGCAGTTTTGCTCTGCTCAGTCAACGTTTTATCTTCCGCCAGTTTCTTTTTATAGTCCGCAATCTGACGGTCGTAGGACAGAGCCAACTGTTTGCGTCGAGTTTCAGCGGCTTTTTTGGTTATCTTCAGCAGTTCATCTTCCGCCTTACGAAGTAATTCGGCCTCAACCTTGGCAGGATCATTACCGCTTTTGGAAGTTGTTTTGGAAGAACTTCCACCTCCGCTCTTACCGCCTCCGCCTTTCTTCCCATTGCCGTCATTATTAGTGGTTACAGAAGTATCGACAGTCGCTTTAGCCTCAACTGGAATCTCAATCTTAGGGAGCTTCTTGTCAAGGCTATCCCAGGCTTCTTTTGTGCTGGCTACCGTGTCATTCACGATATTCTTGAGGGCCTTACCAGAGGCTGAGCGAAATTTCTCCCAACCGGCAGAGAATGTATCCCAGTTCAGTGTAAAAGCGCCCTTGATCATGTTACCAAGTCCGACAATCTCGTCCACAATCAACCCGAGCACATTCTTGACTACTGACCACAGGATTTTGAATGTGTTTCCGATAGATGCGACAATTCCACGGACTAATAGAGATTCGTTATATAACTCAATGAACCAGTTGCAAACATCTACTATTCCTTTGATGATTGCAGTGATACCCTTGTTGACAAATGTTTTGGCTTGCGTCATCATTGACTCAAACGTGCCACCAGTGAGGTCAAATAAACCGGCTATGGCATTGTCGAGCTCGACCTGGCTCTGCAACTGTTCTTCTTGCAGGCGGCCGAGTTCCCCGGACTTCTCTTTAACCTCGTCCATGCTTACACTCATATCTTTGAGCGTGGTAAGATATTTGTAACCGGCATCTTGACCGGGGCCTCCGAAGATATTGGCAACAGCCTCGCTGGCTACCTTGGAGCTTTCAGGCAACTCTGCCAGTTTTCCACTGACTTGCTGCATTACCTCAAAGGTTGTCATTGAGCCGTCTGCCAGTTTCTTCTGTATCTCAGTTGAGTTCAGACCTATCGCTTTTAACGAACCGGCCGTAGCATCAGACATTTCTCCAAGACGGATATTGGCCTCCTTTATAGTATCAAGAGCCTTATTCGACACAATGCCCATTTTGCTGGCTTGTGTCGTGATGGCGATGAAACCTTCCGCACTTACGCCTGCTTCTTTGAAATAAGCCGGGAACTCTTCAAGGCTCTCCAGATATTTGCCGTTGGCATTAGCACCAGACACAAAACCGTCTTGAACCAGTTTCAAGGCCTCATCAACGCTTATTCCAAATTGATTGGCGACATTGTTCGCGGCCGTCAAGACGCTTTCAAAATCAGCTCCGAATGTGTCAGCGGTGGCCTGAACTTCGTTACGGAAGTTCTTGAGGTCGTTACCACTTTTACCAGTAAGATCGGAGGTAAGGCGAGTGGCTTCTACCAAGCCTTTATTGTAATCGAACCACGCCTTCGCAGCCATAATAGTTCCGGCAATACCAAGAATTGCTAAAACATACGGATTGGCAAGCAGCGTCATCAAAGTTTTACCTAAGGCTTGAATCTTAACTTTCAGGCCGTCGATGAATGATCCAGCCGAATTGTTTGCCAGGTTTTCAAGAGAACTACCGAACTTTGTATTGATACCTACCAACTCTCCGAGAGAATCAATAAGCCCTTCGCTTTGGTTTTCATGCTCGGCTATAACCTCGTTGTTTTCTTCGATTTTCCTATTGAGCGCTTCTATGGCATCGGCAGCACCTTCGGCAGAGGGGTCTATTCCGGCAAGCGCGCGGCGAAGAATATCGTTGGCTTCCTCTGCTTCTTCCGCAGTCTTGCACTCTTTGGAAAGGGCGTCAATCAGGCCCTCAACGGCCGTTGCTGCCTGCCCCATAGCGTTGGGATAGTTGCCGACGTTACGGAAGAACCTCTGAGTGCCTTGCTCTGCCTCCTTAAGTTTGGTCGTTATCTCATTTATATGGGCTTTCAACTCTTCGCCACGGGCACCTTCACGCTCGGCCTGGCTCAACTTATCATATTCAGCCGTGAGGTTAGACAGTTCAGCACGCCACTGAACGAGAGAGCCAAGGTTTTCAGCCTGGGCTTTTTCCTGATTGTTGAGTTGCCTTGTCAGGGTGTTGATGGCCTGATTTTGCTGCGTGATGAATATACGCGAGGCTTCCACCTGACGACCGTACTCCTCTTCGGATATTGCACCATCATCAAGCTCTTTTTTGAGTTCCTTCTGCCGGGCCATAGCATCGGCTACCTCTTTGCGGTATTTCGCAATCTGATCAAGCGCGTCTTTGGCCCGCACTTGAATATCCAGTATTTTTGTTCTTACATCTGAGGCCATATTATTCTTCGGGGAGTTTTATGAGTTCACATTTGCAGACACCCTTGCTGTCGCGCGATATTGATACTATTGCAAAGTAGGCACCGTATTTCTCAAGATATACAGGAACTGTGTAATCCAGCATACGCAGGTCGTGCTCATTCAGTCGCAAGTTTTCGGTTATCACTATCGGATTCTCCATTATTCTTGAGAGATATGAATATGATGGGTCGGAATTGATTTTGACAAAATCGTTCCACACTTCCATGCTCATCCATTGTTTACCCGTCGGTGCGCCATTTTGCTTTTGAATGAGTGGCTTTATTATTCCGACGCAAGGTTTGGCTTCTTTGGTCTTTACCTCATCATTTTCGTAATACCAGAATTTGATAGTGTTCCCGGTCGGTATTGACGGAGCCTTCTTGTTCTTGATATAGGGAGCATAAAAGGGCAACTGGATAATTGTCTTGTCTTTTTCGATAATCTCGTTTCCTACACTAATAATCCCTTTACCATCAGCGTACACGTCTGACTCATCTTCATTCTCGTCACCATCAACGCTGTCGTTCTTCATCAGGTAATAATTCCGTTGTCCAAACCCACTTATGCTATAAGTCGTCTTAGTGGGGAGTGTAGCATGATCGGTTGTCATTCGCGAACTCCAATCCACAGCATTACCTGTGAGAATGTTCTCACGAAGCACGGTATAGAATATCGGAACTATCTCGCCAGATGGTTTAATAGACGGAAATGCACCCATCATAAAAAAGAGTGATTTCATCAAGTTCATACAACTAATGTCCGGGAGATTGCTCATCAAATCCATAGGTATTTTGCCGGCACTATTCTCCGGCCTGCTCCACTGAATATTACCGGGGTCCACTTGCTCAAAGAATCTCATAATCTTCGTACCCTCCGCCCATTTCATTTGCAGAGCATTAGCATCGACCTCAATCGCGCAAAAAAGCGTAGCGTTCGGAGGGATAGTCACAGATACGCGATCACGACCTCGCTCCTTTGAAAAGTCAAAGATCCAGCACCAATCGTTATCCCAAGAAAACCGCCCCTCTACGGACGCAAGGGAGGCAGCACTTGTTCCACTCGTTGTATAATAAAACGTCAGTTTAGGCGTAAGCCCAGTAGTGTCAGGTGCACCCATTTCAACTCGGCCTTGACCTTCGTATTGGTTCGGTTCATGGGTAAATTTCATTCGCCAGCAACCGTCGATCTCGAAAGATAAAGCAGCGTCGCTTGACATTTTAATGCCAATAGTAAATCCTTCGCTGTCCTTTACCAAAGAGAATCTACTATCTGTCGGGGCTGGATCATTCGTAGCTCCCGTCAAGATATGTTCAATACCGGCATAAGGACCTCGCATGTAACAGCCGATATTAGTTTGCAGTACGGCTTTCTCTGTATCGGTGTTTTCTGGAGCATCAACATTTACACAAGGTATTACCCCAAGACTAATCAGCTTGTGGTTCTTTGAGCCTTGCATACCATATTCATAGAACTCTCCGAGGTTAAATTTAGTCCCATAGTGGGTATTGATTAACTGAATAAGGCGATATATCGGAATAGCCGGAAGGGGAAATACAGACCAGGTGCTATAGCTATCTTTCCACCCATTTTCAGTGACATATGGTAGGCCAGCATTATAGAGCGGCTGAACAAAGTCTGCTTCGTTGGAGTATTCTGTTATCTCTGCATTACATGGACCGAAAATCGGTTTAACTGAAAGCGGAAGGTCTTGTATCGATATGTCGTCATCTTTCATTGTCTGAAAGCCATCAATGACGCCCCACGTCATAATTGCATTAAAGCAAGTTTCGGTGCTATCGATGTATAGATTCGCGTTTGAAAACAATGGTATGCCATTCTGCACGTACTCTGCTTTAAGCCGGCGGCGTATTTTATTCGAGATACAGCGAATATCATCGGCGTTGTCAAACACGCGACGGTTATTGGCAGTAAGGGGCAACTTGAACGTATAGGTATAAGAGCAAGTGATCTTCGATAAGTCACCGAAGATATTGCTCTTGAAATTAAGCGTAATGCCAGATGGGATTGATAAATCAACCCTCAATTTCGTGCTTTTGTCGATGATGTATAGTTCTTCGTACATAGCTTACAAGGTTTGTGCATTGGTTTCAGGCAACGCGAACGTGATTTCCAAGTCGTTCATTAACTTTTGCGGATTCACCTTTACGGTACTGGCCTCAATATTGACAGGGAGCCATATATCTTCCCCAGAGATATCCTTGCCACAATAAAGGTCTATTATGGGCGATGACAGTATTGTAATTACATACTCAAAGATATCAGCAGGGAGATTGACGGCGCAACATTTCCGAGTTACAGTGCACTCAATGCTTCGTGTCCGAGTTATATTGGCGAAGTAGAGATCATTGATTGGCTCATCTTGAAGCACCTTGTCGGAGCCAAGTTTATTTTTGTAGTTTGTGTCGCCTTTGACGAAGAGGAAATACTGAAGGTTTCCATGTCTATCCACCCATCGTAAGTAATAACCCGCAGAGTCATTACACACTTTGAGGTTGATTAGTGCAACATTCTCGCCGGTTTGGAAGAATGTATAGTCAAAGGTTCTGTCGAACACCGACATCGTTCGGTCCTCTTCAGAAATCTTGTATTTGATAGTTGCAGTATGCTTTGCCGTAGGAAATATCTGACCGGCTGGAATGTCTTCAAATCCAAGGTCAGTAAACATTCCACAGTAAACCAACTCATCGTTCATGAATCGGTATCGAGCAAAGCCTCTTTCGGTTTCCAACAGATATGTGACATCTGTGCGAGGCTTATTGTCGTTAGATGCGTCGCAATAATCAGCAGTATCGCCCCAGTATTCGCTGCTGTCGCCGACCCAATTAGTATAGAATTTATTATCTTTCTTGACATAAAATCGTTTCTGCACAGCATAATATACAACCTCAAACGGAAGTTCAACTTTTGTTGGATACGTGAGAGGTTTATTCGGGTTTAATTTTTCTATTTTTTCAAAGAGGCATACTTTGGTGTCACGATATATAGGATCACTGCCATAACGTCCACTGTCAACGCGGCCGTAGAACTGTACATCGCGATTATATCGGAAAAGCGAAACTGTGAATGGAAACTTTTTGAACCATATCAGATTTCGTTCAAAATATTGCTTGTTATCTTCACGCTTGTAAACTCCTAAGTTGCCAAAGCGTTCTCCGACAGCGAGATTGCCCCAAATGACAAGTGTGCTGAAAGTGAACAGCGTAGTTGTGCCTATTTTAATCTGCACTTGCGCCTCTACACATCGAGTGTTTCGCGGATCATCAAACATCAGCTCAAAAAACCGGGACAGATATATTCTGGTTTTCCCTTTATAGAAAGAGATCTTGATAGTCTGAGGGTCAATCGAACTTAATCTTGATAATTTTTCTACAATTACCGTCAAGACGCCCGCTGGCCATGATGATTCAAACTCCACAAAGTTGGGGTTGAAAGCGAAGCACATTTCGTCAGGATAGCGAACTACACAATCCGCCATGTTCAAAAGGGTAAATGTTCCAGTTCTCATTGTGCAGATTCATTTATGCCAGACACCTTGTCGAGCAGGTTTATAGCCAGTTCCTCGCTCATCTTCTCTAGTTCCTCGTTGAGGACAGTAGAGAAAATGTCGTTGTATTGTTTACTCCTATAGAGCCGAGTTCCTTTCTTCATGATGTTGTATGCGACGGCTCCAGCAAAAGACCTCAGAGCCCCTTCGGGCGATTGGGGCTGTCCTGCGATGGCTTTCGCTTTTGCAGAGATACCTTTTGACTTCGCCCATTCGTATATGATTTCCTGAAAGCCTTTGGGCACAGCACCAGGCCCACGACCCTTTTCCATTACAAGAAACACCTTCGAGCCCCACAGAGTGCCGTGGTCGCCATTAACCTCTACCGAAAGGGAAGATACAGTGCGGCCACTCGCATTACGCTTTTCAGCAACCATGCGCTCCGCAACTCTCGTTTTTATTGTATTGAGGTGCTGTGTTAGTATGTCAGTTATTTCTGCCATTATTCGTTCTCCAGTTCTTCAGGATTATACACATCGGAGTCCTCGCAGATGCTAACACCTTCTTCTTCTTCAAGAATGGGAGTGATAACAACGCCGGTCACATTTTCGTCAAGATGGTCGTACAGTACCTGATATGGTAATTTGCCTTCCAGTTGAACGAAATAGCCACTCTCATTGATAGCATTGATGAATCGCATGCAGAGGCGTTTCATCTGCTCAACAAGGGCATCATTTTCATCGCTCTCAAAATCAAACTCGGTGCTGCATACGAAGGCTATTTGGGTCTCCGGGTAATCCTTAATCTCTTGACGGCCGATATAGAAATCGCCCGACGGGGGCAGGATATACACAATGGTAGGCTTGCTGATTTTGTCTAACTCAACATTGGCCTGAGCCCAGTTCATAAAGCGATACTCTATATTCTCGCCCATCTTCTGCACCACATCGCGGACTTTGCCCTCAACTGTGCCGAGTTTGTGTTCGTTGTCAAATGCCGGGTTGCTCATCTTCTTGAAGGTTTTACTTGATACTGTTTACGGAGGCGACGCTCATAATTGTTCTGCTCCGTGTCATTCTTCATGCAGTTGTAGATGCGCACCCACGCCACATCTCGAACCTCATTCTGGTTGCTGATCCCCATACGCTTGGCATACCAGTCAAGCACTCCAAATGGGCCGAAATCCAATTCCTTCACACCGGCAGACAACTCCTCCGATGAATAATTGACTTTGAGAGCCGAAAACAGGTTGTTGATGTTTGTAACCTGCTCCTTGATGAAGTTCATAAATCCGAACACGTCAAATACGTTTAGTCGGCTTATTTCCCATGGCTTGAGGTCAAGAAGAATCTTCAGACACTCGGCGGCCGGATCTGCTGCACCAGCCGCGTTCCTCAAATCCACGAGTTTCCCATAGCTAATCATACTAAGGGATTCCGGTACTTCTCGTCCGGCAAGGAATCCTGGTTTGCGTGCTTGCTCCAGAGTTGCCAACAGCTCTTTCTGATGACTTACCGAACAGCAAGGAAACAATATGAGGAATTCCCCATAGGTGTAGTGCCTTTGGGTTCTTGTTCTGCGCTGCTTGTATTTTTTGTTCTTCTTCATTGGTTCAAAGTTACTTTTATTGAATGGGGTAACGCTTGGCATTTCAGGTGTTTCAAGTGCAACGGTTTATTCAGTAGCGTACGACTTGACATTCATTGTAGCACCTCTCGTTGGCTTGGTTCGGCGGAAGAACATATTCATCATCATGGCATCCATATAGTCTGGAGAGCGACCTATGATTATCTTCATTACTTCCTTCGATATGATACCTTTCCGGCGAACGTCGTTGTCAATGTATGCCTGCTTTAATGCTCCCAGTTCCTCCATGAGCCTTTCCCGCTGGTCGGGAGTGCAGACTACTCGAATCTTACGCTCATTGATCATCTCAGCCAACTTGAAGTAGCACTCGGCTCGCAGGTTTTCGTACTTCTCCCGGTTATTGGGGTGCCCACCTCCGTGGAACTCCTTAATGCCCGGCAGAAAACTTTCGAGGAAGTTTCCTACGCCGTCAGCATCGACGATAGTGTATGACCTTGGCACTTTCTCTTTGATGAGAATGTCGCGGAGCGTTTCATAGACCTGCTTGCCCGGAGAATAGACTTCATCGACCACGAAGCGACACACATTGCCTTCCCATACGCACACCACAAAGCGGTCGTGTCCTTTGGTCGCGATGTCGGCCGAACAGGATCTCGCCGGTTTTGGAAGAATGTGCTCGTTGGTAAATAGGTCGTTGATGGCATCGTAGTCGCAGAGAGTTGCGGGGTCATCATCGTATTCAAAGTTGCCGAAGTATAGACGCTGGATTGTAACCTTGTCAGCCTTAAGCAAGTTGTCGATGTAGGCTTGGTCCACATGGGGGTTATCAAGCGGCAGTGATTTGATAAACCTGCGGTGCGAAGCCATCGTCCCCATTTTCGCCGGCTTTACGAAATCCGTGTATATCCAGTTGCGTCGAGGGTTACAAGTGTATAGGGCTTTGGGGATTGTATGCCATCTGGTGCCGTCCGGGTTCTTCCCATTGAGCACCGAGAAACGGCCTTTCAATACCGAGATAGCCTTTGCGCATATCTGCTGGGCCTCGTCGATGAAACAGTCTGTGATACCATATGAGCCAAGACGGTCATACTCCGGGTCGGAGGGCATCAGTTTGAGGTCGCGGAAATACACCACGCTCCCGTTGGAGAAATTCGCTATAAGACGAGTCGAGTTAAATTCTACCACTGAGTTCAGGCGTAAATCTGTCAAAACCTCAAAAAACGTAACGACAGTCGTATCGCGCAGCTTCACACTCTCTTCTCGACAGATGAAGCCCACGGATCCGGCCATCGTTATTCTTCGCAAAATCTGCCAAAGGCAACCGAGATAAGTCTTACCTCCACGCGCTCCGCCACCATACAGCACTTCGGACACCTCACTATTGTCCGGGGACAAATAGTCAAGTGCCTCTGCTTGTTTGCTGAAAACGTGAACATCGACCGCACTCATTCACCTTTGGGATATTTGACAATTCAGGCTATTCCATGGATACTGTAAAATTCGTAAATGTTTCGTGCGAGAACTTATACCTGCACTCCGGGGTCAATCTGGGGCTTTTCGCCCTGATAGACGAACTTGGATTTCGGCACGAGCGTGAGTTCAAGAGCATCAAGAATCGTGTCAAGATTCTCATTGCTGATGGCGCGGTTGCCGACAAGAAATGACGAGATAGTGCTGGGGTTTATCTTCGTCTTGGAGGCAAGGTCTTTCACAGAGATACCGGCCTCATTCATCTTACCTTTTATCTTCTCTCTAAACATTGTCGGTAGTTTTAGGTGATTTGTAAACTTCATCGGTGTTGCCCAGAGTCAGGCCAAGCACCATGCAGATTTTCTCAAGCACATCGAAAGGGATCGTTCGGTTGCCCTTCAGGTAGGCCGAAAGATTCTGAGTCTTTATGCCAACCTTGTCGCTGAGTTCAACCTGCTTCACATTAAGTTCTTTCATGCGGAGAAATATCTTCTCTCTAACTGTTGCCATATTTTCAAATTTTATGTTTGTCTTTGTAATGCCGAAGAGCCATATCCACGATACGTTCTTCTATATTATTATCGGCGCCGGTTACGACGCTGGAGTCATCACGTTCTTTTTGGATAATCTCAAGGATTCTCTCGTCGATAGTATTGCGCGCGAGGAGATAGTAGCAGTTGACAGCGTTCTTTTGCCCATTGCGATGTGCACGGCACTCAGCCTGCTCACAATCCGATGCGGTCCACGGGAACTCAATAAACAGAGTACGGGAAGCAGCCGTGAGAGTGATGCCGACACCTCCGGACTTGTAATTGAGGGCTATTAGCCGACAATCGGGGTTATTTTGGAACTGATCTATTGCCGCTTGCTTTTTCTCCTGCGAGTCGGAGCCGGTTACTGTTACCGTGCCGGGGAACGCTTTCATTATGTCCGCTATGACCGTTTTGTGAAAAGCGAAGACAATGAGTTTATCGCCGCCATCGATGACATCGTGAATGAAGCTGATAGCCTCTTTCATTTTTCCGCGTGCCGAGATTTGCCGGAGGTGGTTAATCTGTACCATGGCCGTGGCCCTTGCCGCGCTTCGGAGTTTAGAGTCCGATGCAGACTCATATTCCATCAGATAGCGGATAAGATCATTCTCTGCAAATTCATATTCCTGGCGGTTATCAATATCTACTGTGAGATACTGGCGTGTTTTCTCCGGGAGGTCTTTCAAGGCAAGACTTTTATCCCTGCGGAAATAGCACGATTGCCATAGGCGGTAATGAAGCTCGTATAGATTCGAGGATTTATCCGTGCCTTGGCAGTATCTCTCTCGGAATCTGGCCGCGCCCCCGAAATCATCTATGCGTCGCATGATACGGAGTTGCTGTATCAGATCCTCATTGCTGGTGACAAGAGGCGTTCCAGTTAGCAACCATATGTATTCCTTGTTGGCGCATATTGCTTCGAGGTATATGCTCCAAAGGGCAGTAGTGTTGCAGCAGCGGTGGGATTCGTCGATGATAACCGACTTGAACATTCCGGCTCTCTTATCAAGGACAATGTTCTTGACAGTGGTTCTTCCTCGTACACGGCTTACAAAATACTTCTTGACGCTTTCATAGTTCGTGATGAACACGTTGCAGGTGCCGGTTTCAAAGTGCTTATGCCAGTTATCCTTATTCGCATCGGAAAGTATGATGGCCTGCTTGCCTATGAATCGCTGGAACTCTCTTTGCCATGTCACTTTCATTGTAGCAGGAGCTACGACAAGACAAGGATATGCCCTGGCAATCGAAACAGCAGCGATACTCTGCATAGTTTTACCGAGGCCCATATCATCGCCATTGAAACACCGCTTATGCTCAATCATGTATTGAATCCCCTGGCGTTGGTAGTCAAAGGGAGGCAATTTCAAGTGAGTGATTGGGTACTGCAAGTCCGGCATGCGTTCCGGGAAGCCAAGAATTTCGGAACGGTCATCTACACGATGGACTCCAGAGGCAAGACCGCGCTTAACAGCATATTCGCAGAATTCTTTCAAGAACCGGCGATGCTGGAGATCGACTCTCCAACACCTATCGCGCATTATGAACCTCGCTGACGGGATTTTCTGAATATAGTATGCCAAAGCAGGGCTATTATAGAAATTCAATTCATAATAGCCCTCCTTCTCTTTCTCTATGAGGAATATCTCAATCACGGCGGTTTAATCTCGCTTCACGTCTGGGTCACGCACAATATTGATGACTGTTGGCATTGGGTTCTCAAGATTGACATTGACGGAATCGCCAAAGCCTTCATCTCGGCCAAGCGTCGACAGCAGATACCGAAGCATCTGACCGTCTGGTTTCTCTTTCCAACCGATAATATGCCCTGTGGCCGGGTCGACATGGGGAACACCGAGCGCAACGATACGGGCAGCATCAAGGCACTGATCGAACAGTTTCTTTCGGGAGTCCTGCACGACAGCTTTAAACTGTTCGTCCTCACGTATCCAGTTGTGAATTGTCTGCCGGGTTACGCCGAGTATATAGGCGGTTTGAGAGAGATTGCCGCCGGTCTTCCTGATTGTGTCCTCAAACTCGTCAAAAGATGGTTTTCGCATATTTTACTTGTTGGGTTCGTCGAATAATCCGAATTGCTGTTGAGTGGGAGTCTGCGGCACGTCGGGTAGCGACGCGAGCATATTAGCGAATTGCCAATTTCGGCATGTGTTGAAGAGCCGGTTTCTTGATTGAGGGAGCCTCCAATTGATGTATTTCGTGTCAATGAAAATCTGCCGCGCATTATTGATTTTCAGCTTGACAAATTCGTTGTCAATGATAATCTGACGGCCGACACTGCGAACGAAAGCCACATGGAGATTCTTGTTCCAATCAAAGTTCACATCGACTCCACAGAGATAGTAGAATCGGCTTTCTTCAAGTTCAAGATTTGGGGGAAGTGAACGCATAAATCCCCGGACCCGCTTGTCATTGTGACCGAGTAGGGATTTCATGCAGTGGGTGTTGAGGTCAACACCATATACGTATCGCAACCATAGTATTTTGTAGGTGTTGCGAAGCTCACAGTATTCTATTTCTACCATTTGAGTCGTTGATTAAA